AAATTCATAAGGAGTCATACGCTCAATTTCTTTTAAAGTGATATTGGGGAAATGTTGAAAACAAGTGACAACTATTTCGTCATAATCTAGGCTATCGTTTCTTGTTGATTGACTTGTATCTGTTCCATGTAAGCCATGATTTTTTTGATTGCTTCTAGTGATTTTTTCGTCCGAAGAGCCGTTAACGGTGCTTGCTCCAAGAAAGAGATAAAATTTTCAAACAACGTTAAAGCCTCTTCTGACGTTTCTAAGTAGTCGTCAATTTCTTTCGTTGTTAAGTCATCATAAGTAATTAACGCTGCGTGCATTAATTTTTGAAAGGCAAAAGCATCGCCATCATGTAACCCTCCGATCAGTTGGACAAAGCCATCTACTTCTTCAACGTCAGGTTTCAATGCGTTAATTTCATTTAAAAATTTAAAACCGAAAACCAAAGGATATTTTTTTCCGTTAATTGTTGCGACAGGTTTTACGTTTGTTGACATGTAAAATTCCTCCCCCAAAAAAAGGAAGACCTATACTAGATCTTCCTAATTATTTATTCGTTTTTCTGTAGTAATGATAAAAGTATTTCTTTTGTATCAGATGTTTTATATTCTATGTTTTTTTCATCTAACTTGGCTTTCATTTCATTAGCCGTCATGCTCATAGAATATGCAGATTGTATAACAACATCAGAAGTTCCTAAGTCTAAAGACTCGTCATATAAAACAACCTTCACTCTGTCTGAAGCTTTAAGATCTTGTTTATAATATCGGAATTGTTTTTTAGAAGTTAATTCTTCTGATAATTTTACAGTTTGTTGCTTTTCATCATTCACAATTAAAGCAATTTTTGTCGGTGATATTCCTTCATATTTTCCTGTAACGTAATTACTACCTATAGAGTAAACATCTGGAGTAATCAGGCCTGTTTTAAATGATGGAATCTCTATTTCTGCTGTTTCTTTTTCTTTACCGTTTATAGTATAAACACCAACTAAAATGTACTCGCCAGTTGCTATCGACGTATTTGATAATATTTTAGAAATTCGTAGTGGTGAGTTTCCTTCGCTTACCAAAACTCTTCCCGCTTTTTTATAGATTCGAAACTTTTCAAAAAATCCGCTCATTTTAATCACCCCACTTCCACTCTATCTATCATATTCATAATAAGAATGTCATGATTGTACAGTAAAAGCAGGAATAGCTACTTTTTCAGATTCTTTTTCATCTTGCACACGTACAATATGGTACGTTCCTGCTGCTACTTTTGCTCCTGCATCAAGTCCTGTAATAGTTAATGGACTTGCTCCTTCAACTACTTTTTCACTACCTTTGTAAATACGATAAGTAATTGCCATGATTATTCTTCCTCCTTCACTTTTACAACGGCGCCATCTGATGTCGGCGTTACACTTTCAACTTTAGGTACTTCAATTGTTTTTGGTGTGTATTTTTCTACAGGCTCTTCTGGTTCCGCACCAGCCACTGTGTCGTAGAAGAAAGCACGCGCAAGTTCTTCATTTTCGGCGTCAACCGTTGCCCAACCTTCTACTAGGTCACCATTTAAAACTAGAGTTGGTTTAATACTTGAATTAGAATCGGACTCGGCAGAATCTCCGAATGAATCCAACAAGCCTGTGCCAAATTCCGCTTCGTATTTTCCTGTTTTTGGGTCTTTTTTATCAAAATTAATGCGCCATACATCAATTTCTAGCCCGTTACGATACGCATATTTCAACATGTTGTAAGTTTCTGTGCCTGTCCGTAAAAATTCCATTTCGATGGAAGCTGACGGCATTCCTGAGGTAGGAACATTCCCGTCTTTTGTTGATTGTGTATCTGTTTTTGTTTCTGACTTATATTCGTGTGAAATTTCTAAAGCTAATAACTTCGCTGCTGTTGTCGCACGTTCACGTGTTAGTCGAAACATTAACTTAATTTTTTTACCTTGAATTGCTTTTTCCATTTCGAGTTTCCTTCTTTCTTATTCAAATTCTAACGTGATGTCAAGTACACCGTGTGCAAGGCTCGTACCAAAATTGGTTGTATTTTCATAAATTACTTCTGTGCTACTTTCTGTCACTAACCAATTAAAGTTCTTAGTCTGATGCAATTCATGAACGATTTTTCGCACATCGGCTAATACTTGATTTAATTCTCGACGTTTGTCGTCATGATCATAAACATGAATCATAATATTTGTTGAACCTAACGTTCTTGTTTTTGTTTGTCTATCCTTAGACCATTGTTCACCTAAGAAAACAAACGGATAAGAAGCGTCGTCATCTGGCAAATGCCCATAGGTTTCATAGCCTGTTTGCTCCAAAGTGACAAATAACGCTTCGTAAAGTTCTGAATACGGGTCTTTAAAGGTCATTTTACTAACGCCTCCATATTATCAAGAAATCTTTTAGCTGCTGCTGTATGCCCTTTTTTCATATAGAAACGTCCGTACATATAACGCGTTCCATATTCTACATATGCTGAATAGTCAGCCATCGCTTCAACTTCGCCAGTCATTCCGTCATCTTTAATAGAAGGTGTCTCACTTCGTTTTAAGTATCCACTTCTGACTGGTGTTTCTTCTGCAATTTGATTTGCCATATAAGCAGTATCATTTTTGACGACCTCTTTTACATCGTCTAGCTTTTTCGCTTCTTCAATCGCTTCGATTAAATCATCCAATCCTGAAATATCTACTCGGTAAGTCATCGATATTCGCTTCCATAAACCGAAGTTCCTTTGCTAACACGCAAATTTTTAACAACGGTAAATTTTCGATTTTTTTGTTCTTCTTCGTCGTAGTATTCAAGAAATCCTGAACGAATAGCTAGGCGGTCTCTAAAACGAAAAATGACCATCTGCTCCTTTATGTTAGGGAAAATGGTCATTTGTTTTTCCGTTCCGACTTCGGTTACATTACCTATCAGTTTTTCCGAAATTAGCTCGTGTTTTTTGTTGTAGTAATCAATACATGTTCTCATAAAAAGGACACCTTCCTTTTACGAATCAAGCCTTGTTCTTCAAGATAATCGTTAATCTCATCTTGAAATTCCCCGAAGTCATCCAAATTATAAGAGATTGTTTCTTCTGATTGAGAGTGTTGTTCCATACCTTCAAAACCTAAACGGTTATATCGTTTCACTACAATTGACGGAACAATATAGTCCAATTTTTCTGGTATTTTATCAGCTTTCAATTTTACTCGCAGCTGTTTTTCAGTAATGTCCCAGATTTTGATAATTTTTGCCTTATCTTTTTCGTAGGTATCCTCTGAAATATCCAGTAGTACGCGATAATCTGAAAGAGTCATTTTTTCACCTACTCTGCTTCAACAACTGCCCCATCTGCCGTTGGTGTTACCTTTTTAACGGTCGGGGCGCTTACTTTGAATCGTAAGAAACGTAAATGGCAGGACGAGCTTTTTCAGTTACGATAGCATCATAATAGTTTAATCCTTTGATGGTATCTCTGTAGCCGTCACGGTCTTGTGAAGCTGGAATTAGATCAATAGAGTTGTATTTTTCAACTGGCGAACAAACCATCAAAGGCACAAGAATATAATTAATTTTCTTCGTAGAATCTACCTGTAAACGAGATTTTGCAACTTTTTGAATAATAGTATCGGAACCGTCTAACTGCGCAACTTTACGGTTAATACCTGAAATTTGTTGCTCGTTCGTAGTAAATGTTTTTGAAACACCTTTTGCATTTTTTAATGCTGAATAGTAGTCAGTGGATGCAAACATAATAAACGGACCGACAATTTCTGCATCTGTCATATACGCTTCTGCTGCGTCATAAGAAGCTAAAGAGTTTTCTGTAGTAATGGTTTCTTTTACCGTTTTTCCAACGTATTTTCCTTCGCTATCATCATCCGCAGCCTCAGCAAATGCCGCTTCTAATAAGCGTTGTACAGCAGTTCGATCTTTTTCAGGAATCGCAATTAAACGAGTATGCTCTTCCACAAGCGCTTGAACTTCGTAGGAAGCATTTTCTGATTGATCTAATGTGTCTAAGTCATAACCAAACCAACGCTCTTTCTCTAATTTGAACGTTTCTTTTGCCACATCAATTTTAGAACGTTTATTGTCTTCGTTACGTTTATAATCACTAGCAGTAAAACCTTTCATTTTGTTGATGCGGACTTCTTTTGCGCCTACAAAATCCGCTTCAGTTACTGCAGCAGCTCCACCTTTCAATAAATCCCAAACTTGCGAACCTGCGGCAAATTCTTTGTCAATTGCTTTTAAATCTTTACTATCTAAAATAACTGGCATAATTTTTCATCTCCTATTTCTTTTCTAAATTTTTAGTCAAATTGCTGCGCCAATCGGTCTCTTTTGTTGCTGTAGCAACGTTTACAGTTTGACCTTTCAGCAATTCTTTTTGGATACCATCTCTAGCTTTTGAAATAATTTGTTTTAATTCGTCTACAGCTTTCTTTGTATCCTCGTCTGTATCTTTCACAAGCAATAAATCGGCTTGCGCAGCACTTACGTAGTCGGAAAGGCCATTCTCGGATAAATCATTACGAACAGATTCGGCACGCGTTAAACGGTCAAGACGAGCTTGGGCTTCCTTTTCTCGTTTTTCCGCTAGTGCCTCTTTGTCAGCGGCTTCTTGTTCTTTCGCCTTAACACGTTCTTCCGCAGTCATTTGCTCGTAAGATTTTTGCTTTTCCCAATCAGATTTTGCTTGCTCCACTGCTTTCTTAGTTTCTGCTGC